CCATCGTAATAGCCCCATTCGTCTTTGCGTGGACTGACGTAGGGGTAACCATAGGTAGAGAGACAAACGGCTTCCTAGGGCTATTCAAGAGCCTGCAATGGGACACCGTGCAGGGCTTCGTTATCTTACCAGAAATCAGGCAGACTGCCTTAGCCATCGTAGGATTCTACTTTGGTTCATCTCAAATCAAATAATATTATGTACGGAAGTAAGCCAAAAGTTAAGAAGCCTGTTAAAAAAACAACTAAAAAGAAATACTAGGGATGAAGGGCGTTAAGCATTACAAGAGGGATGGCAGTTTACATACAGGGACATCTCACAAGATGCCCAATGGAAGTCTGCACACCAACAAGTCACACACTAAAACCAGCGTTAAGTTGTTTCACTTCAAGGACTTAAGTAAGACAGCTAAAGCTAGAGCCAATGCCTAAGGACGCCTGCTATAAAAAAGTCAAAGCCCGTTACAAGGTATTCCCATCTGCGTATGCAAGTGGGGCGATAGCTAAGTGCCGCAAGGTAGGAGCAGCTAACTGGGGTAACAAATCAAAGCGGAAGAAAGTATAGATGGCTGTCCGCAAGACAAAGAAGGGTGCGGATCTCAAGAGGTGGTTCGAGGAGAAGTGGATCGATGTCCGATCCGGGAAGCCCTGTGGCAGACAGAAGGGCGAAAAGCGAGGAACGCCTTATTGCAGACCATCCAAGCGTGTCAGCGGAAGAACTCCTGTGACTGCTGGGGAAATGACATCGTCAGAGAAACGATCAAAGGTTTCAGAAAAGAAAAAACTAGGACAACCAAAAGGTAAACCACGTAGGGTAAAGCCAGTCAAGAAATAGACTGCTGTGGTATAATACTCACAACTTTAAATAACTCTAAACAACTAATTATTATGGCAACACTTTTTGACTTCGGAAGAAAATTAATAACTAAATCCAAAGATTTTGGCAAATCTTTAGTCCCGCCCAAGCAGCCATATATGGCAAACAAAAAGCAGCGCGAAATTATTAAAGGAAAGCGCGAGGCGGCTTTTGACAAGCAGATCAAGACTGGTGCTGCCGTAACAACAGTTGGAGGAACAGCGGCTTACCTAATGAGCGGTGACGCCAAGATTGGTCCAGTAGCAAAACCATCAGCTTCCTCAGCCTCACCTGCCAGAACACCAGTAGCATCCAAGCCTACGCAGGAGATCGTCCCTTGGAGGGACAGAGCATCAATTGCGAAAGCAAAACAACAAGCTAGCTCAACTCCATCAAAGAGTTCGGGTATATCAACTGGTTCATCTAGCAAGTCTATGTCTAGAAAAGGCGGTAAAGTTTCTGTTCCTAACATTCGTAACTCAGACGTAAGAGGAGCCTTCCGCAAGGCTGGCGAGAGAACAACGACCGCAATGCAAGCTACTAAATCTCGTTATCTTGCTGGTCAAGCTAAACGTGCAGCTAAAACACAATCAATTGCAAAGACACCTGAGATAAGTAAGAGGTATGATCTGTCTCCTAAAGAAGCTGGTGACAAGTTACTACAAACAGCCAGTAGTTTGTTTCCAAAAAGTTCATCTACAGCTCCAAAGATAACAACTCCAAAGGTAACTAAAGCTCCAAAGCCAAAACGACTCGCTACTGATTCCGCTCGAGGATACCTTGCCAAGTTAAACAGATACGAAGCTGACAATAAACCGAAAAAGCCTGTCGCCCCAAGGGGACCGAAACCAATACAAAAGCCTTCAGAGCCAAAAAGGAATTACTTGGTCAGACTGAAAAGGTGGGAAGCCGGAAAGTAGCAATTATAAAATGGCCGACAAGTCCAAGATGAAGTGCAACGTGCCTCGCCGTGAAGTCCAGGGCGGGAAGAAGTTCGTCGTAAAGGCTTGTCAGGGAGGAACCGAAAAGATTGTAAGATTCGGCGATGCCAATATGAGTATCAAGAAGGATCAACCCGCTCGAAAGAAAAGTTACTGCGCTCGTAGCGGAGGAATCAAGGGTAAGAGTAATAAACTATCAGCTAACTACTGGAGCCGTAAGGCCTGGGACTGTTAACCAACAATAAAAAACTTTGTCACGCTATACTACATATGGTCCCAATGATGATCCTATCAAAGATGATATGGACGTGGGGTTCGTCGGGTTCAATACTTACAGCCGTCCCGACCAGCTACAGTCTGGAATGCTGGCGAACAGTTCAAACGGGCGCATTGGCAAGAATGGCGAGTGGCAGGTAAGGAAGGGTATCAACGTAATCAAGGCGCCCTTTGCTTCTGGTGATGCCGTCCTAAGACTACCTACTAGTTCAGAAACTCAAGTCAGCCCTGCAGTGGTTGGCCTACTGCCTACTACAATTAGATCCGCTAGTTTAGCTAGCAATAAGGTTCTTATTGTCGTTGATAACCCCGCCGTCCTCCCAGGTTACTTATTTGCAGTAGGAGACACAGTATACGTAGAAGGTTTAACAGGGACTCCAGACCCCGACGGATCGCACACGGTTACTGCGGTAACAGATAACGGGGATGGCACAAAGACAATTGAGTATGACCTGGTTGGTGCCGATGTAGTCGCTTACGGCGGCTTTGCCCTTACGCTCCCATTTAATTTAGACGACAATGGCACTGAACCTGCACTGACTATAATTACCTTGTCCCCCGTCATTGGTTTCAATATGGTCCTGGACCAAGGAAACGTTGCTGGTGTTTATTCAAGCACAACCTTCAGTGATCCTAACCAAACCAACAGTCAGTTTATTATATTAGCGTCCAATGTCAGCGCAGTAGCTACTGACCTAAATGATACTAGCGTATCAATCACGATGGGATACCCATCAGGTGAAAACGTGCCGCCTGCCAGCAGTATGCTGCAGGCATTTAATAAGATATTTATATTCCGTGACGGTCAGACTGCACTAGAGAACGACAAGTTCTTTAGCCCCGTTAGTATTGCGTCGGACGGAGCTAGCACGGCAGCGGGCACAAATATAGTTAACATTACTACCTCGGGAAAGCACGGATTAGTTATAGGTGACGCAATTACTATTGCGGGACTTACAGGGTTCCCTGGAGAGGGAGACCCCGCTGTAACAGACCAAGATCCAAACGGCACTTGGACAGTCAAGACGGTGGCAGACGATACTTCTTTTACGTATGACTTACCAGTTGTATATCAGGATGCAGCTACATATACAGTTAGCGCAGCATCTAAAATATCTCCAGCATTTAAACGTGTAGAAAGTGGAACCTATACTCAGCCAACGCAGATTGTATGCGCCGCAGGTGAGTTCGCTATTATTAATAGTCGGGGAGTTATTCACCAAACCGAAAGTGTAGTCGACGGCAATATACTTTCAGTAATATCTCCAAGTCAAAGTAGCCAAACAAGCGGACTTACACTAGGTGAAACATTTAATGTAGCTAGAGTATACGAGCAAGGCCCCACAAAGGCTATTACCGCAGCGGTTAAGACGCTGCCTGCTGATCACGGCAATGCAGAGTATGATGGACTATATCAGATAGTTATAACCGCTACTGCGCACGGTTATGACATTGGTGACCCAATTACTATTGCTGGCTTTGGAGATATTAAGACTGACGGAAAAAGGTATGTAGCTGAACGCACGACTGACACGGTGACTTTTTATATTCCCCAGAACGGAAGCGTTACACTATCTGGAGGTGAAACTGTCAACCTAGCGGATGGAATTGAGTTCTACATAGACGCAGCAAAAACCACAGAGCACGCTACAGACGGTGAGTCCCTGTCTGCTACTCCTGTATTTACCAAGCAGGTATCAGTCGGCTTAGGGTTTAGCCATATGCCAGCTCCTGAGTATGCAACGTATCACCAGCGCAGGCTGGTAATGCCGTTTAAATACACAGTAAATGACGCAGAGGATAGCTTTACATACAGGAAGGTTCTAGACGAAGTTATTACTTCGGACATACTGGACTCCAATACCTATGACCAGATATATGCTCAGTTCAGGTTTAACGCAGGGACGGCGGACTTCAATGTCGGCCTGCATTCATTCTCGGACGACAAGCTACTGGTGTTTAACCGCAATAGTATTCACCTTATAGGTGGAGCAGGACAAAGCGCAGCTACTCAGCTAATAACAAACGAGGTAGGTTGCGTAGCTAGGAAGACTATTATACAGGTAGGGAACAACGTGTTGTTCCTGTCTGATAACGGCGTATACGGGGCTAACTTCCAGGATCTATATAACCTTCGTGGCAACGAAGTTCCACTCAGTTCTCCCATTAATTCTATTATACAACGGATTAATAGGGACGTCTGGGACAAGAGCGTAGGCGTTTACTTTGATAATAGATACTATATAGCAGTTCCCCTGAACGAAGAAGTAGTTACGGTAGACAGCGAAGGCAAGTCTTCAACGCAAATAAATGTTACGCAGGTTAACAATGCTATCTTAATCTTCAACTTGATTAACAAGCAGTGGGAGAGCATTGACACAACCAATGCGCCGAACTGGGACATCTCTGACTTAATTGTTGGGGGCAAGAAGTCCGACCGTGCTGTCTACGCAATAAATAGTCGAGGCGGCGTGCATAGACTTGATGCCCGTATACAGTCGAAGGACTTACTCGCTACAACTATTCCCGTGTCAGGAGCCGAAGCCGAAGAGCCTTATAATATACCAGCTTCTGTCACTACTAGGCAGTTTACCCTGGGTAGTATGGACCGCAAGCGCTGGAATAACCTAGAGTTGCACGTGCAGTCGTCCGCAGATGAAGCCTCTGATTTGAGCATTAGCGCAGAACTGGAGAACCTTGACACCACCGTAGACCTTGGCAGTCTACGTGCATTAAACTCAGGCAATACATTAGATCCCGACGAGGATGTTTCCGTCCGTGGTAGAATAGGTAACAAACGAGCATACGGGATGCAAGTCACCCTTAACAATACAGTTGGCCGACCTAGATTCAGAGGAATCAAGGTTGGCGGAGCTGAAGCATTTAGATCAACAAATACAGCAATATAAGATATGGCAATTATTACTACAGGAAAAACCTTTGGAACTACTGATGCAGTTACTTCAGTCGACCTGAACAACGTTGCAAATGCAGCTACGTTTAACGACCCCGTGGACGAAACAAGCCTTGAGCTGATTACATCAGGGACTAACATTGGTAAACTTCACATCAAGGACGCAGGAGTAACCAAGGCTAAAATTGAAAACGTAGCTAACCTTCGGGTTCTTGGAAATACATCAGGATCTGTAGTGGCACCACAAGAAGTAGAGATACTTGACGACGACACAATGGCTACGGCTGATGCTGCGACCTTGGCTACCTCCGAGAGTATTAAGGCTTATGTTGATAGTAATGGGATTACTCAAACTACAGGAACTGCTCCTTATTTTGGTTGTAGGGCTTTTGGAATATTCAATGGACAAAATTCAGCTCCAATAACTCCACAGAGTTCTGGGAATGTTGACAGCATTGTAAGAACCAGTACTGGATATTTTGAAGTTTCTTTTACAACCCCAATGACGGATGGAAATTATTCAGTAGTTGTTACAGGAAATCATCAGGCAAGTATTACATATGCAGTTAATGAAAATGTTGGATTCCGAGAAACAGGTAAGTTTCAAATCTTTTTTGGGTCTTCTAGTTCTCTTTATAATCCTGACCGTATATCATTTGCCGTATTTGGATAATGAACCCTATCCTGCAATCATTTTAACAATTTAAATTATGTCTATTATAAATAAAGGAACATCGTTCGCCAACGGAGAACAGCTTACGGCTGACAAGATCAACGACTTGATTGATTTGGCTACGTTTAATCAGGATGCAACCGACAGTCAAACTACTGACGTTAACTCTGCGGGTCAGATCGTAGTTAATCAAGGCGGTATAGACACGGCTCAACTGGCTACAGGGGCTGTTACAAAATCTAAAATAGAAAATGTAGCCGATATGAAGGCCCTTGGTAATACGTCTGGAAGTGCATCTGAGCCTCGGGAGGTTGCTATACTGGACGAGAATGATATGTCCTCTGACTCAGCGACTTCGCTAGCTACACAACAAAGTATCAAGGCTTATATTGATTCTATGCGACCGAAGTTTGTTACATTGACTGGAGGAACACTTGCTTTACAGTTGGTCAATCAACCAAACGATAGAATTAATGTTTATAATATTGCTGACTTTACTTCTGATGACGTTGATTTTGAAACTTATAAAATTACCGGGTTACTTTGTGAGGGCTATGTTGGATCAACTGATGAAGCGCTACTTGTTTATGCAAGCCTCGGTCAAGCTCAAAACAGCGGACTAACCAATCCAGAATGTATAATAGCCAGAGTGCAAGCGACTTCTGGTTCCGACTCAGTAACTGATACTGCTACCACCCAGATTCCAATTAATCAAAATCAAACCGATTTTTCTTTTAGATATAAAAAAGGTAATACTGCTTATGGCACATTTAACTACTCATTTATTAGAGGAGCCATTATTGTCCCCGGTATTACTGATCCGTCTATCTAATGAACCCTCTCCTTCAATCAGTTCAATTAGCATTGCAAAATGCTGAACAGAAAGAAGCCATTGACTTTATAGATGAAGTCGTGGATTTCTGCGTTGAACACGAGAACGGGAAAGTATTTGATGGATGGGAAGAAGAGATGATACGTCTTATGGTTGCATACCACTGGGCGAAGCAAACCTTAATTGTTCACCACAATGCAGACGAAACTATTAGGGGTGTATTTATGTGGTATAATTGCAACAGAGATGACGGATGGGATTTTGTTAACAACTGGGAGCCTGACGCAGAAGACGGGGATAGTATATTTATGGCTTTTGTTTTTGCTGACGGCAAGGACTCCTTCAAGAAGTTGACACAGGATTTTATTGACAAATGCCCAGAAGTTCTAACTCGGAATAAAATAGGATTAAGATACAGAAACGGATTTCCAAAACGAATACTTTACACTAACAAACTTTTTAAAAAAATAATTAACCAATAAATATTATGGGAGGCAAAGGAGGAGGCGGCACAACAATTAATCAACCACCCCCCATCGATCCGGGCAAGGCGATGGGAGAATACCTTTTTGGGCGAGGGTTTTCAAATTACAGCGGAGTAACAGATCCTCGATTGCAGAATCGATTGATTGCCGCAGAGCAACGGTATCGCCCTCAATACACGGCTCTAGAGCTGGCGGACATTAACGTAATGGCTCAAGGTATTGCGGGTGGCAAAGATAACCCTGCGTATAAAAGACTAGAAGTCGAACTCGCTGGCTTAGAAGCAGGCAAGGGGGGTCTCAGTAGTGCAGAGGCAAAGAAGATTGCTATTGCGGCGGCAGGTCCTCCCCCTTCCAAGACAAAAGAGTTAAACCTTCCATATAGAGGTGGTAGCAGTAGACCACAAAGGGGTTCGAGCCGTTCGTCTACTCGAATCCCAAATGAAAATTACGACAAAGAACTAGCAGAATACAACAGGGAAGTTCAGCGGATAGCGAGTTCTATGGGCAATAATCGTGCATCCCAAATTGCTTCTGTTCGTGCTCAAATGGAACAGCTTGAGGGGCAAAAGGGTCAAGGAGGACTGTTTGATTTACTAGAAGAGCAGTCAACCCGTGCAGGTGCATTGCAACGTGAGCAACTGGGCTTACAACGTGCTGATGATGTAGGTGCATTGCAGGAGTTCGCACCTCAAGTAGTCGAGGCTTACCGTGACGCTGATCCTTATAGCACAGAAATTGCAGAGAGTATGTCCCGCAAGGCTATGGGTCAACTGACCCCAGAGGAGCAACGTGGAGTAGATCAAAGGGCAAGACAGGGAAGCCTGGCTAGGGGTCGCATTGGTGACCAGTCGTCCCTTGCCGCAGAGGCGCTTGGTCGCTCGGACTACACAGCTCAGTTTGCACAACCAGCTTTTGGTATGAACCGTCAGCTAGCAGGTGACGTAGGTATGACTATCTTAGGTCGTCCTTCGTCTGCTATCGGTCTAGGTAGTCAAATGCTAGGACAGGCACAGCAGGGCGCAGCAGGACCTATGGGTCCTCAGCTATTCGATCCTAACGTAGGTATCAATATGGCTATGCAAGAGCAGTCCAATCAAGTATCACTGCTTGGGGCGCAGGCCAATGCTAATGCAACACGTAGCGCAGGCAAGAGTGATTTTATGGGTCAGGTCCTAGGGGCTGGCATCGGATTGATGTGCTGGGTAGCTCGTGAGGTCTATGGACCCACTAACCCCGAGTGGAAACAATTCCGTGAGTGGATGCTTAACGACGCACCAAGATGGCTACTTAATATATACTTGAAGTATGGAGAGCGATTCGCTAAATTCATTTCAAACAAGCCCCGTGTAAAATCAATTATCCGCAAGTGGATGAATACAAAAATTAACAAATAATAAATACTATGGCATTTCAATCAGGAACAACAGTAGATCCCCGCCTAATGCAGCACGACTACAGCGGCTTTGAAAGAGCAGGCGCCATAGAAGGGCAGGCAATGTCTAACTTTGGGAAGTCCATCGCTTCAGGTATCGAAGGATACAAGAAGAAGAAGAAGGAGCAAAATGCTGGTAAGGCAAGGATCAAGCGAGCTGAGGCTCTTGGTGATTCAATGATCGCAATGGTTAAGGATAAAAATCCTGACCTTGCGAATAGTATAGCCGAGACAATGTCTATGAACTTCGATGAAGGCGTTCCATTCGCTCAAAGAATGGAGGCCACAGAAGGTTTTGAGCAATCGCTGATGAATATGTTCCTAATGGATCAAAAAAACCAAGCGCCAACATATTCACCTATACCTGGCGGGGGATATATAGCTAACTTTGGAGGTAAACAACAAATCATAACCAATAGAGATATGGGAGTTGCAGATATTCCTCTATCTGGATACCTTAAAGATAATCCAACACCTACGCCTTCTGCTCTAACTCCAGAGGATCTAGAGGAAGAGGCTCGCTTGATGCGCTTAAATCAATAAAAAAATATGGCTCTTTCCCTAGAACAAGCCAGAAGACTTGAGGAGCTTCAAGCCCAGAGACTTGAATACAATAATTACCAACAGCAAGAGGCTGCTGGTGATGTCGCTCTAGCTGTAGCTGAAGAGAACGCAGGTCAAGATACAACTCTTGGTGAAGAAGCGACTGCTTTAGCCGCTGAAATTGCTATCTCTGAGGGCGGAAGATTAGGTGGTGCCGCAGCGGGAACCGCTGTTCCCATCGTCGGGACAGCCGCAGGATGGGTTGTGGGAGGTCTCGCTTCTGGTGCATTGGGTGCATACACTAGGCAGAAAATGCTTGGTGAAGAACTGGACTACGGAAATATCATTGCCTCTGCTTTCATCAACATTATACCCGTTCCAAAGGCGCTTACCGCAGCTGCTCCATTAGCAAAGAAATTCCCAGGCACTAGCGCTGCCGTCTTCCAAGGTGGGGTCGGATCCGCATTCACAACTGGTGAAGAAGTTATATCAACCAGAATAAACGAAGACAGGCTCCCGACACTGGAAGAGCTTAAGAATCCAGCTATGCAAGGGGCGGCACTTGGTGCTGGACTCGGTGCCTTAGGGTCAAAACTAGAAGGAGCCTATAAGAAGTTTGCAGGAGTAAGCCGTAACGATTTCAACGCTGCGCTCCGTATGGGCGACCCTGACGCAACAATAATTGTGGACGGTGTGATGAAAAACGCACGACGCCACCAGCAGGATGTAAGAGATAATTACTCCGACCTTCGACTTGGAATAAAGGAAGCCAGTATGGACGGCAAGGCTAGGCTTCAAGAGCTACAGCTAACTTCCGCTGGAGGGCAGATAAAATCCAAGCGAGGTATCTTTGAAGTGCTGGACGACGATGTCGATTACAACTTAAACTCTAGACTTGCTGAGGCTTCTATTGCTGGCAGGAACGCAGAGCTTCAGAACATCTTTGAACTAGACGGTCAGTTCATCGTAAGCAAGGCAGACGAACTAGGCGTTGGCGCATCTGATTTGTCACAAAAGATAGATCATTATTTGTATGCCAAGCACGCAAAGCAATTCAACAAGGTTAAGTCCAAGAACTACAAGGGTGAAGGATCCCCTGCGGGGATCAGCGACAAGGAAGCTGACGACATCATCAAGGGCTTCGAGGCTTCTGGGTTAAACAAGGAACTCGATAAGGTCGTTCAGAGTCGTTCTGACCTATCCAAGCAGATACTGGACACACTTGAGGACGGAGGAATCGTAAGTTCTAAATACGCTACTAGCCTAAGAAAACAGTTCCCAGATTACGTCCCATTGAATCGTGTGATGGACGACGACGGCAAGTTCAGTCCTGGATTATTTTCTGCAACTGGTTCTGACAGGTCAATCAATGACGTGTCCGCCAACATACTTGGTAACTTGTCATCAGCCATTAGGATGGCTGAGGTAAACAAGGCTAACCAGTCCTTCTTAAGACTCACTCAGAAAGCAAAGAACAAGAAGGCGGCTCAAGATGTTGTAACTGTTTATAGACCCAAGGCAGTAAAAGAAGGAACAAAACCTGGCGGTAAGCCAGAGGTTCCTAAGAGCGTAGACCGGGACTCAGTAGTCACAGTGTTCGACGACGGCGTAAGAACTTCAATGGCGTTCAAGGATAAGAGACTAGCCGCCGCTATGAAGGGAACCAACAAAGCGGTATTGCCTACATATATGAAGGCTGCCCTCTGGTATAATAGAACAGTTGGTTCTTTGTATACTCGGTTCAATCCAGAGTTCGTCATTCCCAATTTATTTCGAGACAGGTCAGAGGCTATAGTAAACGCATCGGCGAAGATGGATCTAGGTAATGCCCTTAAGGTTATTAACCCAGTCAATGACATAAGGACTATTCGCCGTAACACTTTAAATAAAGGTCAGATTTCTAGTGACCCTGAGCTAGCCAAGATGGACGCACTGTATAAGCAGTTCGTTTCGGATGGAGGAAGCACAGGTAACCTGGGTGCATCAACTGTAAAGGATCCAGAGGAAGCAATCAAGGCTCTACAGAAGACCCTGCACAAGCCCAGTTCCAAGGGAATCGCAAGGAAAGGTCTTGATGCCCTTGAGCGAGTGAACTCATATGTTGAGGACTCGACTCGATTCAATGTCTATCGTCAAGGACTGGACAGTGGTATGACTAGAAAGCAAGCTGCGCTTGCTGCTCGTGATAGTTCCTTTGACCCACTGGTAAAAGGCTCACAAGGTGATTTGCTTCGTGCAACATACTTGTTTGCTAACCCCGCAATTCAAGGCGGCAGAAACTTCATTCGATCTATGTCGAGCGCTAGAATCGCTGGCGGAGTAATGGGAACAATGATGGCAACAACACTGTCTTTGGATCTTTACAATCAAAGTCTTGTCCCTGACTGGAAAGAAAAACTAAAGGACTCAAGCGGTAGCAGTTGGAAGACAGACAAGACCCTTACTCTTGTTACTGGTCTAAAAGAAAACGGAGACCTGAAATACATACAGGTTCCGATCGGATACTCTATAGCTCCATTTAAAAAGACAGCTGACTATCTTCAACAGAAAGTGATCCAGCAAGGTCTAATGGGCATCGAGCCGGCTCAGTCCGAAGTTGACAAATCTGCTATGGACAGGGTGGGCGAACTGACCAAATCATTCATTGATAGTTACAACCCTATGGGTGGGTCAATAGTTCCTACACCTTTGCGCCCTTGGTCAGAGCTGACAAAAAATAAAGACGGTCTTGGTAGAGACATCCGTCCCTCTTGGCTGGAGACTAAGAACATCAGCGAAGTGGAAAAGGTTTTCCCTTGGACTATGGACACTCGTGGCGGGGAGATGGCTATCTCCTTCGCAGAGCAACTAGACAATATGGGTATGGAAGTGTCTCCAGAAAATCTAGAATACCTTTATCAGACTTGGGTAGGCGGACCTGGTAACACTGTCCGCAGATTGTTCGAGGCTGGTTCTCGTATATATAACGGTGAGCCTCTTCAGCCCAAGCAACTTCCCATCGTAAGAAGGTTCTTCGGCGAAAGCCCAATGAAAACTTTTGAGGCCCGCAACTATGACGCCGAGGTTGTGGACAACCTAGACAAGGTATACTCAACGAGACGCCAGAAAGCGTCTCGAATAGCTTCTAGCACATTCAGTAAAATGGAAGGCAAGGAAACTGGAGCGGAGAGGAGCTTGGTCTTGAGAAATGTATTAACAAGTGTAGACGATCCATTGATGGCGGAAGCCATATTGACGTCAATCAATACTAGAGTTAAGGACTCAATGCTTGGCATCACTTCGGCTGACAAGAGAATAAGATCCTTGCCCTCGATGGCTAAAGCCGAGTTCTTCTTGGACAAGATTGACACAATGAATCCAGAACTCATCAACGAATACTTGATGACTATGCAGCAAAGAAAGCTCCTGACACCGAAGGTAGCTCGGTTGATCGGAGAGATGCAAGCGCTACGAAGTCAATAGATTGACGGACGTTGCGTCCTTCTCGTAGACGTATCCTATATCTTTCTTGACCCACTCTCTTCGACTGAAGTCAGTCGTTCGAGGCAGGTTCTTCTGGCACCATCCGAAGTCATACTCTTCTTCGAGTAACTTCATTATGTTCCAGACGTGAGCTACTCCTTCGTGCTCTGAGATGTATAGTATTTCCCTATCAGTCTCCGTGGCTAGGTCGTAGTTTGTATCAATCTTGCCTCTCTCTATGATCCAAGGATCATATCTTTTGCGTCTGGACTTAACCTCGACGAGGTATCTCTTGTTGGAAAAATCAAAGGGACTGGACTGATTGATAGCCTTCTCCATCCCCTTCATTGCTTTGGGGAATAGAACGGTCAACCTTTTGATTATCTCTGTGTCTTCCATTATAAAGGGATGGTGAAGTAGGCGGTTGAAAGGGTATGAACGAAAACCCACGAGCCTCTTAATAGCCCGACTACCTAAATCACACTTAATAAAATCTACCTATGAAGTGACGAAACTTGAATATACCCTTCACGTCTCGTTCGCCTTCTCGGTTCTTGGCAACATTATACATCATCTCAATGTATGATCCATACTTGTCAACCTTTTTTGACTCCTCAATGTCACCTTCTTTTGGCCACATAAGTAGGACTATGTCTGCGTCATTCTCGATGTCGCCGGAATCCTTGAGGTCATAGAGCATAAGCCCACCAGGGCGCTTGGCTCCCTCTCTACCTACTTGGCAGAGTAGAACTATGGGCAGGTTCAGCTCAAGGGCTAACTGCTTTATCTTGTGGGACACGTCAGCGATTGCGTCGTTCTTAGCCATCTTGCCACCGAACGGTATAAGCTGTAGGTAATCAACGATAAGCAACTTGATTCCCTTGTTCCGCACTAGGGTGCGGACCTGTGATGCCAAATCCTGAACGCTCTTAACGCTGTGAACTGTATTTATATTGAGTCCCTTCAGTGTGTCCAGTGCATCATTGACCGCTACCATATCTGCCTTGGTCGCCACACGGTCTCTAACACGCTTCATCCACACCTTTGATAAGCAGGATACAAAGCGCTGTGTAATCTGTTTCTGGGGCATCTCAAGGGAAACTATAGCCGACGGAACGTCGGACTGCATAGCCGCTCTGAGAGCAAAGTTAAGGGCAAGCTGTGACTTACCGCAGGAGGTTGGTGCCGCAAGCACCATCACTTCGCCTGGAGCTATACCTCCGTTTCCCAGCTTCTCATCGAGGTGATCGATGTGAGTCTTGACTGCCTCGGAAACGTAGTCCCCTGACATCATCTTCTCGTAGTCATCTCGAAGTTGGTCAACAGTATTGCCCAAGTCCATAGCACGGTCGCTACCCTCGGACATCTCAACCATCTTGGACTCAACGCTGGATCGTATAACGTCTGGGTCAACCGTCTCGGACAAGGCGCTCTCGGCTGCGAGCTTACAGGTTCTGGCAAGTTCTCTCAGCTGGGACTTCTCCTTCACCAAGTTGGCAAAGTATTTAATCGAGGTGGGAGTTTCCACCTTGTCCATAACAGAATAGATGGCGGATATTCCGCCGACCTCATCTACCTTGGACGCCTTCTTTAGTTCCTCTA